GTCAAGATAGGCATACTCTACGGTGTCAATCCGGTTGGGATCGGCCGCGAGGAACCACGGATCGGCCCCGGCGGCCGGAATCAGTCTGGGCTCTTCGATTGGCTCCAGCCGTCCGGCGAACGCATTCACGCCCGCCACGGCATTCGGGGTGGTGGCGGTGACATTCTTGCGTGCCTCCACCGAGCGCGAGCCTGGCGGAGTGATCAAATATCGCGGCTGGACCGAGATTTGCCGGGCCTCCAACCCGCGCTGGTTGCCGAACAGGCGGTAAGCCTCGGCGAGCGTGGTTTCGGAAATCGCCCCAGCCGTGCCGAGATTGCCGTGCCCTGCATTGAACAGCGCCACGCCGTCGCCCATCAGCGGGTTGGAGGTCAGGATCGAATAGACCAGATCGGATTCGAGGTCTGCGGCCGAAGCGCCAAAGGCCGAGGGGATGCGGGTGAAGGCATCCAGATCGTCGTTGATCAGTGTCTGGCGGGTGATGCCAATGATCCGGCCATAGGTCAGCAGCGCATAGACCTCGCGGCCCTCGCCCATCGTGCCATAGGTGAATTCACCGCTTTCGGGCACGCGGAGGAGGTCTGGTGCCCCGGCAAGCTGGGTACGTTGGACCGGGCGGAAGTCGGTGATCGTGGCCTGCCGCGCCCAGGCGGTGAAGGTGCGGGGCGTGCTGTCGTATGCCGAGCGCAGGGTCTTGTTGGCGACGTTGGCCAAGATGAAGGGAAAATCAGCGCTGGAATGATAGCCGGGCCCAGCGCGCTTTTGCAGCGCTTCGGTTGCCAGTTCCATCCGCGACAGGCCCCGGGTGCTGATGCCCCGGCGTTCAAGTGCATGTCGGGCCATGTCCAGCAGGTTCAACCCGCGGAATTCGCGTGCGGCATCGGTCAGCTTGTGCAGGCCGGGCGCATGGCGATGCAGCAAGGCGTCCGTCACCGCATCGCGATAGGCGATTTCGCTGGCGCCGCTGTCGCGAGCGGCGGCAGGCACGGTCGCGCCGGTGCGGGTGCCGACCGTATCGCCCTCGGCCAAACGGTCCAGCACCGCGCCGCGGGCGGCATCGAGCGACACGCCGCGCCCGATCAGATCGGCGGCGAAGGTGTTGTCGAGGCCGTGGCGCTGGCACAGCGTCAGAATGTCGGCCGCCGCCCGCTGCGCTTCGGCGCGGATCGCGTCGGCGTTTGCTGGGGCGATCACCGGTGTCGGGGGCTGGACGGGATCGATGGCGCGCGTGACGGGTGCGGGCGCTGCTGCGGGTTGGATATCGTCGGGCATTGGGGCCTCCAAAGTTGGGTTCGCATGGCGGGTGAGGGTGCAGGTGTTCATCGTGGCGGTGCGCGTGGTGTCGGACCGGACCCGCGCGCCGGGATCGGCGCCGATCGCCACGGCCGAAATCTCCAAGGGTTCCCAATCGACGGCGCGCCAGAGTTCAGGTGCGCCGTCGCGTTTGGTGATGTCGTAGCGGTGGACGCGGTAGCCGACCGAGACGTTGCGGATGATGCCACCCGCGATATCGCGGAAGATCGGCTCGACATCGGCGCGCTCGCTGAACCGGATCGTGGCGGTGCCCTGGCCATTCGCGATCCGGGCCGATCCGTCGACGACGACACCCAGAACGGACTCCAACGACCAGGCGTCATGCGAATTCAGAAACGGCGCGCCGCCGTTCAGCCGGTCCAGCCGGACGGCTGATCCGTCCAGCGACAGTTCCTCGTCGACCGCCTCGTCCCAGAACCGGGCGCGCCGGACGGTGGCGCCGGTGGTCCAGATGATCTCGACCGTGCGGGCGGTCTCATCGACGCTGCCTGCGCGCACGGACGCCATCCGCCCCTGAAGAGGCAGATCGATGATGTCTTTCGGCATGATTTGCTCCGTTCAGGTTTGGCTGGTATCGGGCGGCGTCTTGCCGGGCTCGGCGTCCAGCGCTGCCGGGTCTTGGCCTTGAACTTGCCCACCCTGGCTGACCTTTCGGGGGTCAGAGTCGAAGATCAGGTTCATTGCATCGGCCAGCAGGGCGAACTCCTGCCATTCTTCCAGCACCTTGCGCGGATCGTAACCGCGCTTGGCGATCTGCTGAGCGATGGTCGAAAACCCGGCGCGGGTTTCCAAGAGGTCGGTCGTGGCGTCCTGCAACGGGTTGACGCTGTCGAACTTCGGCGGCGCCCATTCCACCGGCACATCGGCGGTCGGGATCAGCCCTGCGGCAAAGGCCGCCTCGCAAAACCATTGCCAGATTGGCTGGCAGAACATCGGAATGATCATCTGCCACTGCATCGCCTCCACCATCCGGCGGAATTCGTTCAGGCCGACCCGGCTGGACGAAAAGTTCACTTGTGACAAATCACCGGTCATCAGCTCGTAGGGCACCCGCCAGCCCGCCGCGATGATGTGCAGCTGGACCCGGTGCCATTCGTAGACGCCTGCGGTGGAAGCGGGCTGGTTGAACTTGATGTCTTTGCCGCCCCGGGCATAGGCAATCAGTCCCGGTTCAAACTGCTCGATCCGGTTGCCGTCGGCATCCTGCACCACGGGGGCAATCGATTGCTGGGTTTCGTCATCGCCAAACACGATGCCGACAAGGCAGGCTTCGGTCTTTTTGCGCACCAGTTCGGCGCGCTGCCAGTCGTCGACATCGCGCAAGGCGGCCATGGCCGGGGTGCCCCAGGGCACGCCGCGCGATTGGACCCGCTGACGTTCGAACAAGTGCGCAACTCGGTCGGCGGGAATGCGGACAGACTCGTACCGGCGGCTGAACACCGGGGCCGCATCGCCAGGGTGATCAGGATACATCCAATAGGCCGTCCGGCGCCCCGCGGCGTCATGTTCGATGCCGTAGCGGATGCGAGCCCCAACGGCGCGATCCTCGAACTTCGCTGCATCAAGGTGATCTGCCTCTTTCAATTCGATCTGCAGCGGCACGACCAGACCCGCCGAGCGAGGGCGGCGGACTCGCAGGGCAAACACGTCGCCGCCCTCGATGGTTTCGCGCATCGCCAGCGACAACAGCCCGTGGAAATCGGTGTGACCATCGGCGTCACATTGATCCGCCCAGCGCGCCCAGAGATCATCGACCAGCTTGTTTAGCGCCTTGTCGGCGCCCGCCGCCCGCGGCCGAATGCCGGTGCCGACGAGGCTGTTGACCAGCACCGCCACGGCTTTCGCCGCGAGGGGATTGTTGCGCACCAGATCGCGCATCCGGTCGCGCAGCAGCGGGGCCGCAAGGCCGATTTCCGCATCGGCCGCCTTGCCGCTGCTGGTCCAGCTTTCGGTGCCGCGGCCTTTAGCAGAGCCGTCATAGGCCCGACGCAGGTTGCCCAGCGCAATCCGCGCGGCATAGCGCTGTGATGCCGCCCGCGGCGAAATCAGCGCCACTGCCCGGTCGATCAGGCCCCAGCGGATCACGGGCGGGGTCTTGTTCACCGCACACCCCGGCGGAAACTGGCAAATCCCGTGACTGGGAGCGGCGAGCCGATCGCCTGTGCCATCTCGCTTTCGATGATGCGAACACGCGAGAGCAGATCGGCGGCATTGCCATATTCGACGGTCCGGCCGTCGGACGTCACGCGCAGGGTGCCTGCGGCATAGGCCCGTTTCAAAGCATCGAGTTCAGCTTGCGTCCAGGCCATGTCAGAACCATTTCTTTCTCGTGCCCATCCAGGGGGCAGGTCGTTTTGCGGTGGTCGGTGGCGCGGACCGGTTGGGTTGGCCCGCTGGCAAGGCGTCGGTCTTTCCCGTCGCCATTTGTGCTTCAAGCTGTTCCCAGCGGTGATTGTCCCAGCGATCCATTCCCATCAGCCAGGCGGCGGCACGGGCATAGACCCGGCAATCCAGCGCCTCGTTGCGTTCGCGGGTTTGCTGCCATTCCAAGCGCTGGAAGCCCTGCCGGGTCTTGATCGTCATCAGCTGCTCGGCGGTCAGCTGCTTCATCCATTCGGCTGTGGTGCCTTTCGGGATGTGGACAAAGCCATGCGGCCACTCCGCGCCCTCGGCCAGTTCTTCGTCTGTGGGCGCGATCAGGCGCAGAAACCGATAGGTTTCCGACTTGAACACCGCCCCTGCGACCTTCCAAAGCTGCACCCCGCGGCGCAGTTTGCGCCCGGCCTCGGTCACTTCGACATAGGTCGGCCCGTCCACTGGCGTGCTGCGGTCAAAGCCCGCCACGCCCTTAATCGTGATCACCTGGCCACGACCGGCCGCCCGCACCCATGAATAGACGGCGTCGGTCGTGACGCCATCGCCAGAGTCGATCGCCATCCGCGCCAGCGCCATCCGGCAGCCCGAGGCATGTTCCCAAGTCTGGCCAAGGAATGCCGACAGTTGCGCCCAGACTTCTGGCCGGGCGGTGTCGCCTTCCAGAACGACGTGATCGACCAGCCAGGAACACAGATTGCGGCCCCAACCCCAGACGTCGACCTCGATCCTGTCACGCTGCACATCGGCCCCGGCGGTCAGCAGCAGCACGCCCTCCGGCGCCACCCCAAGCTGCCAATCTGCGCGCCGTTCATAAAGCCGCTGCCAATCCGGTGCCTCGCCGCGCTCCTGCCAGGTCTCGCCGAGGATCGTGTTCTTCAGGGTCTTCAGCGCGGCATCATTGCCCAGCGCACCTTCCCACCCGCGCGCGATCTCCTCCCACGACAACCACCCGAGCGGCGAATAGAGCCCCGAAATATGATACCCGACCACTCCCGCGGCTTTCGCCGCAGCCTGAACATCTGGCGGGGCCGTGGCCTGCCAACCGGCACCATTCTCTTCCGCCATCATCCACGTTTTGTGCCGTTCGGCGATCGGCGCGTCGCAATGCTCGCACAGGTACTGCACGGTTTCAGCCTTGCCCGGCTCCCAGCGCAGCCGCTCGAATTGCAGCCATTGCAGCCCGCCGCAATGCGGGCAGGGCACGTGATAGCGCTGCTGATCGGACAATTCCCACTCCCGTTCGATCCGACTCAGGCCCTTCAGGGTCGGCGTCGAGGCCAGAAATACCTTGCTGCGATGGCCGAAACTGATGGTCCGGGCTTCGGCAAGAGCGATCGGGTCGCCTTCGCCATCGACGTCGCCCGGATAGGCGTCGACCTCATCCAGAAAGACCCAGCGCGCGGGCATCGATCGAAGGCCGACGGCAGAGTTCGCGCCGGTCAGGATCAGCTGACCGCCGGGAAATCGCTTGCCCAGAATGGTATTTCCGGCATCCCGCGAGCGGGACGGCAGCAACAGCGCCCGCAAATCCGGGCTTTCCTCGATCAGCGGGTCGATCCGTTGCTGCGAGAGGCGTTTCGCCAGATCCACGGTCGGCTGCACTGCAAGGAAGGGGCCCGGCGCGCAGTGCATGCAAAACCCGATCCAGTTGTTGCCCGCCTCGGTTGCGCCAACCTGCGCGGCTTTCATGAACACTACGCGCTGCGCCGGGTGGCGGGGCGACAGCGCATCCATCACCGCTTTCATGTAGGGCGTCCGCGCTGTGCGATAGGGCCCAGCCTCCGATGCAGCCCGAGACGACAACACCCGGTGCCGGTCGGCCCATTGCGAGACGGTCAGCGACGGATCGGGCGCAAGACCGGCCATCCAGGCGCGCCGGACCTCTTCGGCGCCGTCAAAGGTATCAGCGGAGCTCAATTTTCACCTCCGCCATTTCGGTCAGATGCTGGCGCAGATACATGTCCAAAACCTGCTCCATCCGGTGCGCATCGACGCCCAATTCCGCGGCCATGTTCGCGGCTACCCGTGGCGGCCAGTTCAGCCAGGCATCGCGTTCCCGCCGGGCCAGATCGAACACCATGGCCGTTGCCCGGGCCCGGTCGATCACCTCGGCCTTCATCTTTTCCAGCCGAACCTTGGCGGTCTGGGCCTTCAGCACCTCGTTCGCCATCCGGGCGCGCAGGAAGGATACCTCGCCGCCGGTGGCCTCCGGGCTGCCAGGATCGGTTCCGGCATCGCGCAGCGTGTCTGCCACGGCCCGGATCGCCGCCTGCGGCACCGGCTTGATGGCCGCCGCCCTGGCCGTTCCTGCTGCCGTGTCCGCGCCCATCTGCTTGGCATGCTGGCCGCGCTGCTTGGCCGGATCGGTCTGGGCGCCCCATTCGGAATCAGCCAGTTTGGGGTCGATCGTGCCGTCGGGCAGGGTGGTGATCCGGCCGGTGGCGATGGCTTTGCGGACCGCCGCTTCCGAGACCCCGCGCTGCGCGGCATAGCTTCGCCGGGACACTCCCATTCTGACCGAAACCTCCACAATTGCAGTGACTTAGGAGTTTCTCTCTTTTGGGATCAACCGCTGTCTGCAGCCATCGCAACGCAACGGAGACCGCCATGAAGCCCCTGACAACCCACGAAGAATTCTGCCTAAAGAGCGCCGCCCACTTTGTCGCCGCCCGGGGCCGCACGCCTGCAACCCGCACGCGGAAGCTATTCGCGACCCTGCCGGAGGCGCAGGCCTTTGGCGCGGCGATCGGCGACGGCCGGACCATGATCTACGCGGTCACCACCCTTGGGCATTCCGCCCACATCACCAACGCCTGGACACGCTGCAAGCACTGGCCCTGCACCGTGAACCCAAGGCCAATGTCGAACGCTATGACGGTCTGCGCGCCCAGATCGCCGGAGGCTGCCATGCGTCATGA